GGTGAACTTCTCGCAGCCGGGGCGCGTCTACACGGCGGCGGATACGGCGGCGCTGTTCCGCAGCGCGACGCCCCGGGGAACGTCCGGGGAGAGCGGTGGAAGCCGCGAGGAGGTCTACGAGCTTCGCCGGGACATGAACATCCTCCTCAACGAAGTGGCTAAGTACGGGCGGCGTGTATCGGATTTGGTCGAACTTTGGGACAAGGAAGGTATGCCGGGGGTGCGGGCATGAAGCTCATAGAACCGCAGGCTATCCGGTTGCTGTCCAGCACCGTGCCGGAAAACGACGCCCCGGCGTGGGACGCGGACACAGCCTATGAGATCGGGGATTCCGTCATCCATGAGCACAAGGTCTACAAGGCCGTGACCGCCAGCACGGGCAAGCGGCCTGACCAGAATTGCGAAGGGACGGATGCGGCGTGGCGGCTCATGGGGCCGACGAACCGTTACGCAATGCTCGACCAGTACGTGTCCACGCAGACGGTCGCGGCTGAGGACGTCATGACGTTTACGGTGACGTTCAACCGCTGTACGGCGTTCGCACTCCTGAACTTCAAGGCTACCAGCATCCGGGCCGTGGTGAAGGACGGCGACGGCCTCGTCATGTACGACCGCACGGTGAATACGCTGAAAGACGTGGACGGCTACTGGAAATACTACTTCCTGCCCCTTGAGCGCATCGTGGATCAGGCCGTGACCAACATTCCCGTCTCTCCCGTGGCGACGCTTGAGGTCACGCTCACGCAGGAGGGAGGCCCGGCGCTCGGGCAGGTCATCGCGGGGCAGTCGTGGCCCATTGGCACGACGCAGTACAATACCCGGCTCGGCATCCGGGACTATTCCAGAAAGGACACCGACGAGTTCGGCAACACGCGGCTGGTCAAGCGGGCCAACGCCAAGCGCACGAGCCTGCCGCTGTATTTGCACCCGTCCCGGCTGGACAGCGTGCGGGAAATCCTCGCCCGGATGCACGGCCTTCCCGCGCTCTGGCTCGGGGACGACAACGAGGGCATCGGCTCCTACCAGTCGCTGACTGTCTGGGGCTGGCTTGAGGACTGGAACGCGACCGTCATCGGGCCGAATGAAGTGAGCATGAACATTGACGTACAGGGGTTGAAGTAATGGCAGTGAATCAGATTCCGAAGATTTCGGATCTCCCGGAACCGCCGGACAGACTTGTGGGCGATCAGGAACGGTTTGACGTGCTGACGTTCAACAGTCTGAAAGCGCAGAAAAAGATGGTCAACGAAGACCTGAACAAGACGCTTATCCCCGCGCTGAACGAATTTGCCGTGGATGTGAACGCCAGCGTCGACGCGGCAAAGGCCAGCGAAACGTCGGCCCTCGCATCAAAGAACGCGGCTGCATCATCCGCGGCGACGGCGACGACGAAGGCCGGGGAAGCCGCCGCATCCGCTAAGGCTGCGAAGACGTCCGAGACGTCGGCCCTTGCTTCGAAGAATGCGGCATCCTCTTCCGCAACCGCTGCGGCCAACGCGCAGAAGGCGGCGGAAGCGGCCCGCGACGAGGCGCAGGACCTCGCCAATGTCGGGTATGCGTCGGAAAGCCACGCGGGGCTGTCTAAGGTCGACGGGAAGACCACGCAGGCCGACGCGGGCGGCGTGATCACCGTGAAGGACGTGGCGATTGGAGGAAATCTCGGAGATCTGGCGAGCGCACGGGGACAGATTGGAGATGCTAAAGAGATGCCAAATCTGGACTTTAATACGCTTACAACTCCGGGAAACTATAGAATAACGGGGAATCCCACTAACGGTCCTTCTTTGCCTCTCAATATCTCCGGAGCTTCCATCGGTTCTCTTATTGTAGCTGGTACTTTGGGACAGCATGGGCGCATCTTTCAGATTATGATATCCGGTAGCGCGGTTACGTGGAGGACTACTCAAAATTCGACAGGAGCGACATGGGGCGCTTGGCAACAGTTGCTTTCAGGAAACAAAGTTGGTGACGGCATTCGCGTCACTAACGGCACCATCTCTGTGCCCGAGTACGAAGGCGCGACGGCATCGACCGCCGGAACGAGCGGCCTTGTGCCGCCCGCAGCCGCCGGACAACAGGAAAGCTTTCTGACCGGAGGCGGGGAGTACAAGCCCGCGCTCACGAAGATTTCGGACAGCGTGAGTCTGGCGGATTCGACGACGGCGGCGTCCGCCAAGGCCGTAAAGACGGCCTATGATCTGGCGAACAGTAAGCAGGCAAACCTTGGGTTTACGCCCGTGCAGCAAGGGGGCGGTGCTGGGCAGGAAGGACAAAAGATCTATATCGGGTGGAGCCCCAGCGGGCTGAAAGCTCAGGCAGATGCCCTCGATCTCGGAAATATCGTCACGACATCCGCCGGATGTATGAAAGCCCCCAGTGCCGCCAATGCGGATTATGCGATTTCGGCAGGCAGAGTCATAAAAACGAATGGTTCGCCGTTGGACTTCGTGTGGTCCGGACAGGAAGGGCAACCCGCATGGGTGTGGGGAAGTAACGAACCCGGCACAACTGCTTACGTCTACAGCCCCGCCCGTTTTAGCGTAAACTACGCGAACAGCGCGGGCAGCGCTCCGGCAAACGGCGGGACGGCATGGGCTACAGTGACAGTTCCCAATGTAGCTATTGGCGATACTAATCAAGCCGTTCCAGCCGGAGGTACATGGACTTTTATCGTTTCTAGGAATGGGGCTGGTAATATGGGCACAATCGCAGGCGGAACAGTTATTAACCAAGGCGTGTGGCTAGCAATTAGAGTTGCATAGGAGAATATATGAATTACGGACAAATCATCCATCGTACATCTGATGATTCCTATGTTATCACGAAAAACGGCTTCCCGTATCACGTCTATCCTTACGCCGCAGAGTTCGCACAGGAGTGGGACGAGGTGTTCGCCTACGCCGAGGCACACCCGGAATGCGTGACCGAGGAGCAGCCCTACGTCCCGCCCGTGCCGACGCTTAAGCAGACGAAAGCCGTGAAGCTCTCCGAAATCAACAGGGCAGCCGATGCCGCCATAGCCACACTCACGGCGACCTATCCCGACCGGGAGATCAGCACGTTCGACAAGCAGGAATCCGAGGCCCGCGCCTATGTCGCCGACGCCACGGCTTCAACGCCGCTTCTTTCGGCACTGGCCGAGGCACGGGGCATTTCTCTGCCCGACCTTGTGGAGCGGGTGCTTGCCAAGGCCGACGCCTTTGCCGTGGCGTCCGGTTCAATTATCGGCCAGCGTCAGGCACTGGAAGATCGGCTTGATGCCTGTACGACGCTGGAAGAGGTGCAGGGCATCACCGTTGATATCTCCATGCCGGGCGGGGGAAAAGCATGACCTACGGAAAGCGAACCCTGATCGCCGTCGACCAGCTCATCAATACGCTTCTCGGCGGCTGGCCCGACGAAACCCTGTCCTCGCGCTGTTACCGTTGGGCGCGGGACGGGGTGAGGGCATGGCCCCGGCGCGTGGTGGACGGGCTGTTCTTCTGGCAGAGGGAGCACTGCAAGAGCAGTTACCAGAGCGAGAGGGAGGGGAGGCAGTCGCCGCCGGAATTGCGGCGCGTGACCACGGAAGCGTAAACCGCTAGAGTATATTCAGGCAGAGGCGGGGGAGATTGGAGCCTCCCCCACCGGCCCGGTGTACGACCACCGGACCACGGCCCCACACGATAAGGACATATCGTGCAGAGTTTCCGCCAGTGTTCGTGCCCATTCTACGGGGCGCACGAAGGGTAACAGGCAGAGCGTCGGGGCGCAAGACAGGACTTAACTCAGTGACGGCAGGAGCTGAACAGAATAAACGGCAGGATTGGACGTTTCAGGGATTTGCCCCGGAATTTGATGCCCATGTGCGGGAACAGTTGCCGTGGTATGGGATGGCAACGGAATCCGTCGCGCTGATTGCGCGGCACTACATTCCCCGGCGAGGTCTGGTTTATGACCTTGGGGCCAGCACGGGGAACGTCGGGCGGGTTCTCTCGCCGACGCTGGCAGAGAGAAACGCACGGCTTGTTGCGCTTGATGAAGTCCCGGATATGGTGAAGGCGTACAACGGACCGGGGAGGGCGGTCATGGCTGACGTAGCCCGATACCCCTATAAGCCGTTTGATGTCGTGGTCTGTTTCCTCGTCCTCA